CCAATAATTTCATTCAAACTTAATGATTTACCTGCAATATAACGATCATACTCAAAAGTCACCGACATCTTAAGAATATCTGATGAACTATAACTTACTGGAATTGATGACATTGCCGATGGAAATAGTCCAATAAAAGTATATTCTATTTCTCTATTATAATCTCTATCAAACTTTGTGATTGTAGTTCTATCAGATTTATAATATTCTGGATATTGCATTCTAGAGATATAATCCTTACGATTCTGCCCTATTGGAGCAAGACTACTTCCAATTGGATTATTGGAACCACTTGCAATAAACTCCATCCAACTTTCCATAAATTTAAGAGCATTATAATTTTTATCTACATAAAATTCTAGACTGATTGGAATATATTGTCTGGTGTGTGCAAACTTCTCCGTTATACCCATAAAGTTCCCACTAACATTAGCAGTTGCCAAAGAAGTAGTTGGAAGAGATGCCGAAAAACAAAGTAATCCAGCATCTTCGGCAATAAATCTTTGACTAATTCCTTTACGAAAAAGATATGCCATTAGTGGTCCCCCAAGAGGTCCTACACCACCAAATCTTACTTCATAATGAGAAGTCTGTGCAAGATTCGTGAAGAGTGGTTTAAAGTCGGATATTCTGCGGATACTAGGCACTCTAAATACCTTTATGAGTCTTATTAGTATAAGTATTTAGATGTCTTATAAGGGAAAATTTAAACCATCATTTCCAGAAAAATATGTTGGCGACCCTACTAATATTATATACAGGTCTCTATGGGAATTGAAGTTTCTGAAATATTGTGATACGAATGTAAATATTTTGGAGTATGCCTCCGAAGAACTTGCCATCCCCTATCGTTCTCCGGTAGATGGTCGTATTCATAGATATTTTCCTGATGCTTATATAAAAGTCAAAGAACCCGATGGAAGTATTAAGAAATATTTGATTGAGATTAAACCTCATAAACAAACGATGCCACCACCCAAACCAAAAAGGCAGACCAAAGGATATATCTATGAGGCATATGAGTATGCTAAGAATCAATCAAAATGGGAGGCAGCAAGGGAATATTGTAAGGACAGAGGATGGATTTTTAAGGTAATTACAGAATACGAATTAGGTATTGCCAAAAAATGAACCGCATCAAACCCCTACTTAAAAAATTATACGGAACAGAAGATGCGGATGATTTGATGTTGGAAATACTTGATGTACTAAAAGAAACTACTAGTTCTCCAGAGGTAGGTAAATTTTACACTTTTGTTTATAGACCAAAGACTCCTCGTGTAAGGTATGATGCTCATCCTTTGGTTGCCGTTACAAATGTTTATTCCTGGGGGTTTAGTGGCATTAACTACCACTGGGAAAAACGGCGTCAATATACCCTTGAAGAAGTGATTGGACCTCTACATATTGTGGATAAAAATGAAGTCGGTGATTTGAGAAGAATACCTTTCGGACAAATCAAGATAAATAACTAAAAACTATAAATGGCTTTTTCAACTCCAATATCATCAGCCACTCAGAATGCCATTATTGGTGGATATAAAGCAGCGGCAAATAGAGCACCATCATCAAAAATATTTCGCTATCCATTAAAGAATATTGATAAGTCCGATGATTATCTGCAGATTGAATCTTATGAGTATCTTCCACCGGGATTGAGTCTTGGTGAGACGAATTTTGCACAAAGAAGTTCTGATGATGTTGTTGCGGAAGGTGGGTATGGAGCAAAAAACATCAAAGGAACCGTAATATTACCAATTCCAGAAGGTATTCAGGATAGTAATAGTGCAGGTTGGGGTCCTGGTGATATGGGACCCCTACAAACTGCGATACTGGGGGCAGGAAAAGAAATAATTGAGGGCGGAAACTTTTTTAAGAGTACAGTAGGTGCAGTTAGCAATCTAATTGGTAAAGCTAGTGGGGCATCACAAACGGCGATTGGGCAAGATACAGTACAAGCATTTTTTGCTAGTCAGGCAGCAAAGGCACTACTTGGAGGTTCAGACTTCAATCAAAATCTTTCCAGAGCAACCGGAGCAGTTTTTAACTCAAATACGGAACTTCTTTTTAGTGGAGTAACACTAAGAAGTGGATTTTCATTTTCATTTGATTTAGTTCCTCGTTCTAAAAAAGAATCGGATGAAATCAAAGATATTATCAGATTCTTTAAGTCTGAATCTGCGGCACAAAAAGGAGCAGCAAGTGATGGTGCTGCCGGATTATTCCTCAAATCTCCAAGTGTGTTTAGACTTCGGTATATGAGTGGTGGAAAACCGCATCCATTCTTGAATCAATTTAAGATATGTGCCTTGAATGCTATGTCAGTCAATTATACTGCTTCAGGAACATATGCCACATATTCTGATGCCACACCGGTTCATATGAATATGACTCTAACATTCCAAGAACTCACACCAATCTATCGTGAAGATTATATTGAAGCAGGGTCACCAACCGGTGATTATAAGTCCACTATAAAAGGAACAGGATTCTAATGTCTTACTTCAGAGAACTTCCAAACTTAGAATACCAGTCATTCTTATCCAGTAGTAAAGGTTCCGATGAATACTTATTGGTAAAAAATGTATTTCGTAGAGTTAAACTTCGTGATGACTTACAAAATGTTTTTACCATATTCAATAAGTATGAAATCCAAGAAGGAGCAAGACCTGATACGGTTGCCGAAGAACTTTATGGAAGTTCTCAGTATGATTGGGTCGTATTGATTGGTGCCAATATTATAAATGTAAGAAATGAATGGCCTCTTTCTGATAGAGACATCTATAGATACTCAGAACAATTATACGGAAATGACATAAACGCAGTTCATCATTACGAAACGATAGAAGTCAAAGATTCTAGAGGAAGACTCATACTTCCGGCAGGTAAAATCGTAGATTCTACTTTTACTATCCCAGACCCTAATATTCCCGTACAAACTCTAAATCCTGTTGTTGGTATTAGTAACTATGAATATGAAGTCAGAAAAAATGATAAAAAAAGAGACATTTATGTTCTCAAACCTGCATATCTTCAGCAGGTTATTAATGATACAAGAAAAGCGATGACTTATGATAAATCATCGCAATATGTAAATGATAAATTAATTCGCACCGAAAACACAAGAGTCACGATGCCATAAAAAAGAGGAGATTTCTCTCCCCTTTACCTTATTATTCCGCTAGGCGAGCAAAATATGATAAGGATTCATCATCTTCATCATCATCAACCGCAACAGAACGAGTCGGTTTCAGGTTGCTAAGTTCAGTACGCAAATCTTCAGTCAGAGAAGGAGCAGGACCACGATAGTTGTCCTCATCCTCAACTTCAGAATCAATACGAGCAGACTTTCCGCCTAAGGCAACTTCAAGACGCTTCTTCATTTCTTCATAAGACTTGAATTGGTCAGGAGAAACAAACTCAGAAAGAGAAAACTGCTTCTTCCAAATTGCTTCCATAGCATCATCATCATTCAACAAAGCGCCCTGAGAGGCAAATTCACTGGAATCATAGTTTCTATAACCGGCAACACTCTTTGCCTTCAGTTTGAAATTGGCACCAGTCCAGAAATCAAACGGATCGATGGCAGTTTCATCTTCAAACTCAGGTTGCATTGCTTCCGTGAGTTTGTCAAAGATTTTCTTACCATACTTGAAGAGGAAGACTTTACCCTCATTATCAGGATTAGCAGGGTCCTTGACAACATAGATATTACTCATATAAGTCAGTTTACGCTTCTGCTTACGGGCAACTTCCTTATTGGAGTCTATACCAGAGTTCCACAATTGACCGTTGTGCTCACATACGGGGCACTTCTGGTTGAGAGTAGTTAGGCACGAGTCAATCAACCAACCACCGGGTCCCTGAAAGGCGTGAGAATAGACTTTGACGAATGGCAAGTCTTCACCATCAGGAGCAGGAAGGAAACGAATAACGGCATAACCATTATTTGCTTTGTCACATTCCAATTTCCACAAACGGTCATCAGAAGAATTACCAGAATTATTCATTTTTTCAACTTCTTTCACCAGTTTTTCGGTGAGAGAACCAAGTTTAGATTGCTTTTTTAGGTCTGAAAAAGACATAAGATTTTTTAGGATAGTTTAGATTGTTGGATTACTTAGATATTATAGCAAAAAATCACTCATTAGTCAAGGTACTTTTTGAGTGACTCAATTGTTTTTGTCATACTGCTGAAAAGAATATTCATATCAGTCTCTGGTGGAAATCCCATCAGAGCAACTGACCTTCTCAGATTCTCTTTCATCTCAATTGCCTGAGGGTCATCAGAAAGAGAAAGTCTTGTGTACATAATACGCTGCTTTTCAAGCAGTATTGTCATTTTATCAATATGTTCCAGTTTATCTTCACGAGGCATCATACCAAAAGTTAAAATACTATTGTATATAAACTCTTGAAGTTGATTGATTTCTTTTAGTTCATCCTGAATAATATCAGAATCAAAAAAACTACTCATTTATAATGTCCCGTAAAAGTTTTTTGTACTGGAATATATCAGTATGTATAAAGGGTTTATATTTCCGAATTTTCAAACTTACGGTTTCCCATACTGGGTCCAGAAGTTTCTTGTCAAACTCACTAATATACGAGAATATTGTATCATAGATTACCATTATTTCAGGTGCCAATTCACTTTTTAGAAATGTTTTGAGAAGAATTGGATGACCTTTCGAGCAGTCGAAAACATTCTCTAATTTTGTCTGAGAGAACAATTCGGTCGATTGCTCCTTGAATAAGTAAGTCAGACTCTGCTGCCTTTTCATCCATTCTTGGTAGGTTCTTTCTCCAGAATTTATAATTTCTCCAATCCATAAATTACTTGTACTATCTGCTGCTACAAAATTTGATACTAGAAAATCTACTATTTCTTTATCTTGGTACTTACGACTTGTTTTCTCGAAAAAATACCGGTCCTTTCTTTTATTAAACGAAGTTAGTGTTGCTCTTGTCTTTTTATATTTAAAGTAATCATATTTGGGATTAGAAAAGTGATTCTTAATGCCCAAATAAGCCTGATAAGTTTCAAAGGGTGACATCAGATAGGCAATTTCGCTTTAGAGACTCTTTTCATAAAATTCAAATTAATAGCATCATACTTCAATCTTTCTTTAAGAGGTTTGGAAACTAGTTTGGTGACTGATTCAATATCAATACTATTAATTTCACAATAATGGCAAATGGCATCAATATAATTACAGTTTTCTTCCGCAACTATTTTTTCTATTTCTAGGGCAAACTTGGAAGGTGTAAGAAACTTATCTTCTATTGCCTGCTCTAATTCTTTGTTTGATTCGGTTGATTCCATATCTTCTATATTAATCTCTAGGAATGTCGCTAGTATGTTTGTCATAGTTTAGCAGTAATAATATGTATTATAAGATATAATAATCAATTAGTCAAGTAGACATCTGTTCGAGTTTATCATTCACAAACTTTTTGATGTATTCAACTACGAGTTTCATGTACTTTTTAAGGTCTCTTTCTTCATACACTACACACTCTCCATTCTCACATGCCATAATGATTACTAGTTTCTTAATCGGAATATCTGTCATCTCATAGAGTGCCATTCCATAGAACATCGCCTGAACGAAATAATTCTCAATCCAATCTCTTGGCTTGGGTTTTTT